GGAAAGACCACGTGCCCTATGATGTTTGGGCGCGGGATGGATGGATCACGGTCACCCAGGGCGACGTGGTCGATTACACCAAAGTCCGGGATGACATCCTGGAGATCAAAAAATTTCACAATGTGGTCGAACTGGATGCGGATCGGGCCTTTGCGAGCATGCTCCTACAGGAGCTCGAGACGGCAGGAATTACCTGCGTGGATGTTCCGCAGACGTTTGCCAGCCTGACCGACCCATTGAATCAGACCGAGATCTTGCTGAAAGGTAAGGAAAAATTGGTATCCGGCGAAGCGCCGAAGCCAGTATCAGGAACATTATTGACCGGCCGGATGACGCACGAGCCCAATCCTGCAGCCAGGTGGTGCTTTGGGAATACTTCCGTCGCCACCAACGGGCAGGGATTTATCAAATACGTGAAAGAACATCGCGGTAAATCGGTAGTGCGCACCAAACGCATCGACCTGGTGGCGAGCTGGGTTACCGGCATGGCCAGGGCGCGTTTCTACAAAGGGTCTACATCGGTTTATGAACAGCATGGGATCCGGAGATTATGAAGAAAATATTTACTGTATTGGATGCGAGCGATGTGATGACTTATGGCGGCCTGACGCTGGCCGGCGTTGGAATCTCTATGATTTCGCTGCCTATAGCGTTGGTGGTAGTTGGCGCAGTACTTTTTCTCCTGGGTATTTTTACAGCCATTCCGTGGGGAGCTAAGAAACCATGAGCGGAATCCTATCCAGCCTGATCGAACGCCGTTTCCACGTATCTCAGTCACCGCCGGGATGGGTCGAAAAATGGGCCAGAGGCGATACTACCGCCGGCGTCGGCGTGGATGAAGAGAGCGCCCTAACCTATATAGCGGTATATACCTGCATCCAGATCCTGAGTGAGACACTGGCCAGTCTGCCGCTGATCACCTACAAACGGTTAAAGGGCGGAGGTAAGGAGAGGGCGCAAGATTTTTATCTGTATCCGATCCTGCACGACATGGCCAACCCGGAAATGACCGCCTACAAATTCCGAGAAACCCTGATGGGGCATGCGGCGAGCTGGGGGAATGGATATGCCCAAATCATATCTAACCAGGCCGGTCAGGTGATGGAATTGTGGCCGCTGCGACCGGATAAGATGACAGTGAAACGCGTCAATGGCCAGTTGCAATATATTTACCGGCTGACTGAACCCGATGGACAAGGGAAGCTCGAGCGAACATTTCCAGCTTACCAGATATTCCACCTTCCCGGGCTTGGATTTGATGGGATCACGGGCTATTCACCGATTGCAATGGCTCGCCAGGCGATTGGCTTGGGGCTGGCAGCGGAGGAATTCGGAGCGCGGTTCTTTGGCAACGATGCCAGGCCAGGCATCGTATTGCAGCATCCAGGTATATTAAGCGATAAGGCCTATAAAAATTTAAAGGATTCCTGGGAAGAAGAACATCAAGGAGTCCATAAATCGCATAAACCAATGATCCTAGAAGAAGGAACGACGTTCAAGGAGATCGGTATCCCGCCGGAAGAAGCCCAGTTCTTAGCGACGCGCAAGTTCCAGGTTCAGGAGATTGCCCGCTTATATCGTATTCCACCCCACATGCTGGCCGATCTGGAGAAATCTTCCTATGCCAGCATCGAGCAGCAAGGATTGGAGTTTGTTACTTATACTCTTTTGCCCTGGGCAGTGCGCTGGGAACAATGCATCTACAAATATTTACTGACACCAGAGCAACGGAAGAGCTATTTTGCAGAGCATCTAATGGACGTGCTGATGCGCGGGGACATCAAGAGCCGCTACGATGCTTATCACATCGCCCGGCTGGATGGGTGGATGAACGTCGACGAAATCCGAGAGAAAGAAAATATGAACCCGCTCGAGGATGGCCAAGGCCAGGTGTACCTGGTCCCGCTCAACATGGTCGCTGCCGGCCCGGTTACACCGCAGGCGCCCCAGGGACGGGCTATTTTGCTGGCTTCCGGAGCCATGCGCGGGCTTTATCTGGATACTTTAGGCCGGATATTGAGACGGGAAAAGAACGATTTGCTCAGCATAGCAAAAAAATATACTAGCCCAGGCGATCCCAAGCATTTTCTAGACCGAGTCAATGAATTTTACCAGGACCATGTAGATTTCATCGTTCGACAGCTCACACCTGTGGCGGAAAGCCATGCTGAGGCTCTTTTACCCGGGGAGCCGCGAAATAGAGCATTTATTCGTCGATATTTGAAAGATTATGCACGCCGGCATATAGAAATCTCCCAAAAAGAGCTCAAGGATCTGGTTTTACAAGTCGAAAACGGCCCAATTGCAAACATTTGCGGCGATATGGAAGTCAAATTTGAGGATTGGTTAGCGGTCCGAGGGATAGAAATCGCCGATCAGGAAAGTTTAAGTTTTGGGAATGACCTGTTAAAGGCATTGGAGGAAGGTAATTATGACCGTAAATAAAGTGCAATCGGATATCAAGGATGGAGCGCTGAACAACCAGGCGCCCGAAATCGAGCATCGATCGTTCCCTGTGCCCGAGATCCGGGCAATTGGGGAAGGGCAGGACGTGAAGATCAGCGGCTACGCGGCGGTATACAATCTATTTTCCGAAGATTTGGGCGGATTTGTAGAAATTATTCAACCTGGGGCTTTCAGCAACACCCTAAAAAACGATGATATACGGGATTTGTTCAACCACGACCCGAGTTACATCGTGGGCAGGACCAGCAGCGGAACCCTTAAATTGACTGACGATTCAGTAGGGTTGGCCTTCGAGGCGACCCCTCCAGATACACAGTGGGCGCGGGATCTGATCACATCCATCCGGCGCGGGGACCTGAATCAAATGAGTTTCGGGTTCCGGACCATCCAGGATGACTGGAAGATGGTCGGAGACATGATCATACGGACCTTGATCGAAGTGAAACTTTTCGACGTATCTCAAGTTACATTCCCGGCTTATCCGCAGACCAGCGCAAGCGTGCGCTCTGCGTACGAATCATTTCAATCGGACAGACCAGCTATCGAGCCCGGGCAGGAGCCCCTGCCGGTAGAGCCGCAGGCAGATCCTGGTGCGCGGGCGCACCTGGTTAACCTGAGAAGGCGCTTGGATCTGGCAGAAAAATCTTAATCCATATTTTCAAACACGAGGTGAAAAAATGAGTATCACAGAATTACTCCAAAAACGTGCTAACCTGGTTTCACAGGCCCGAGCGCTCGTCGACAAAGCCGACACTGAAAAGCGCGGGATGTCGGCCGAAGAAGAAACCCAATACAGCCAGTTGATGGACGAGGTGACCACAATCGGAACAGACGTCACCCGCCGGCAGCAATTGGAAGCGGTGGAAACCGCCCTGACGCAGCCGATCAATCCGCCGCAGCGCACCAATCCGGATAGCAGAGGCAACAATGGCTTGCAAGGCATCCAGTGGCGCTCGCGCGGGATGCATGATCTCGCCGAAGTCCCAGGTTTTCTCGAAGAGCCGCTGTGGAGAGGGCTCTTCCCGTTCACTCAAGATTCCTACCGCAGCGCGTACCAGTCCTGGCTGCGCTTTGGTCCCGAGATCGGCGCGGCTGAACGCCGGGCGTTGCAGGCTGATTCGGATATCCTTGGCGGGTACCTGGCCATGCCGATGCAGTTTGTTGACCGCTTGGTGCAGGCCATCGATAACCTGGTCTTCATCCGCCAATGGGCGACCATCTTCGCCGTTCCGCAGGCTGAATCGTTGGGCGTACCCTCCCTGGATACAGATCCCGCCGACCCGACCTGGACCAGCGAGCTGGCAATCGGAACGGAAGATTCGAGCATGGCTTTAGGAAGGCGTGAATTCCGCCCGCACCCGCTGGCCAAGTACATCAAGGTCAGCCGCAAATTGTTGCGCATGGTGCCCTCCGTCGAGAATCTGGTTATCCAGCGGCTGGGTTACAAGTTCGCCGTCGTTCAGGAAAGCAATTACATGACCGGGACCGGCGCCGGGCAACCGCTGGGCGTCTTTACGGCCTCCAATGACGGCATCCCGACCGGCCGCGACGTCTCGACCGGCAATACAACCACCAGCATCCAGTTCGATGGCCTGATTGAGGCCAAATACACGCTTAAATCACAGTACTGGGCCAATGCGAAGTGGATGTTCCACCCGGATGGCGCCAAGCAGATCGCCAAGCTGCAGGATGACGATGGCCAGTATATCTGGCGCGAGTCGGTTCGCGTGGGCGAGCCCGACCGCCTGTTAGGTATGCCAATCTACATGAGCGAGTACGCTCCAAACACTTTCACGACCGGCCTGTACGTAGGCGCACTGGGCGATTTCAGTTATTACTGGATCGCAGATGCAATGAGCATGGAAATGCAGCGCCTGGTGGAACTGTTTGCCGCCGCTAACCAGGTTGGCCTGGTCGGCCGGCTTGAATCAGACGGCATGCCGGTGCTCGGCGAGGCGTTCGTGCGCGTAAAACTGGCCTAAACAGGCAAGCAATCGCATTCGAACTTCAAAAGGAACATTTTCTTCTTACAAAAGTGAGGTTACTATGTCTGGATTTCTTTTCGAAAATGACGTTGTTTGTGTCAAATGCAACGCCTTCATGACGGGTTTAGTCGATACTGCAGTTTATCCGGCGAGCGGGTCGTTCATCGACATGGCCGGCATCGATCATGGCGTGTTCCTGATCGGCATGGGTACGTTGGATACCGCCACGACCTTTACCGTCAAACAGGACACTAGCGCCACCGTAACGGGCAACGTGAAAGGCCTGACCAACGCGGCGGCCCAGCTTGTGGCAGCCCTTGACGATGACAAATGGCTGACCATTGAGTTCAACGCCAACCAGCTCGACCGAGCCGGTGGCTTCCGCTATGTGACGCTCAAGGCGGATGGGCCTGCTGCTGGGGACGATTACGCCTGTGTGTTCTTCCTGGGCTTCAAAAATGGAAAAACTCCAGTGTCGAAGGCCACGAATTATGCCTATCACGTGAGCGTGGTCGGATAATCAAATAAAAAAGTGACTTATGCCTTGCCTGACCGAATGGTCAGGCAAGGCGAAAAGGAAACGAGGTAAAAAAGATGAAAGCTTCGATAGCTTATGATATCGAGAAATATTTGGTGCTGGCAGGTATTCCGCGCGGGCCAAAAAGCAAGGTTTACTGCGTCGATCCGGTTTATGGGTCGGATAGCAATGTCGGGACGAATTGGAAAGCGCCTTTAAAGACTCTTACAGCTGCCGAGGACAAGTGTGTTGGCGACCAACACGATACAGTTTTGTTCTTGGCAGGTGCACCGGCCGATGCACCAACGGCTATGATTGCATGGGACAAGAGCTATACCCATTTGATCGGGGTCGGTAGCGAACTACCAGGACTTGGTCAACGTTGCCGCGTTGTGGCTGCGGCTACTGTAATGCATACGCCTGTAATCACCTTTTCTGGTAACGGCTGCATCGTCAAAAACATGCAATTCGGCAACGAGCATGCAACTGGGGATGTCTGCGGAGTCGTGGGCGTTACTGGCCAGCGGAACTATTTTGAAAATGTATTCTTTATGGTTCCGTTTAGCGCGACGGCGGGTTCTTACTCGCTCAAGATTACTGATGGTGGCGAAAATGTATTCAAGCGTTGTACCATCGGCCAGCATACCTGTGTTCGAGGCGCGGCAACCTACGGGCTATGGATTGCGCAGGGTTCCGGAGTGGGATACCCAAGTCGCACTAAGTTTATCGACTGCGAATTTCTTTCCTGGTCCAGCGTTACGACCCACGTTCTGGTTTTGCTTGATGTGGATAATAATAAGGAGGCATTTACAGTTTTCTTCGAAAATTGCCTCTTCGATAACTTCCCAGGTTCCGGTGAAGCGGGTGGGTTGTTGGCTGAAGCTATTAACGACAACATAGTTCAGCATCATCAGGTAATAATGCGTGGAGAAAATCTATGTGCTGGGTGTTCGGCTTTGGGAGCGACTCTAACTTACATTTTAGGCCGCAATCACTTCTCTGGCGCGGTAATGGCCGCTGTTGTAGAAGCTGCTGAAGGCGCGTAATACTGCCATGTATAAAGCAACCCAGTGTTCCGAAAGTTAAATTTGACTACTTAGGAGGCGCTATGCCCAAACGTGTAACCATCAAGGTAACAACTAATACCTCGGGCGATGGGACAGGCTACTCGGGGGTGGTGAGCGGCGAGATATCGACGGTGCGTTATGTTAAAACTGATTTTTCTAACGGCTCGACGATCACTATCACGCTGGAAACCACCGGCGAGACCGTGCTGGCAGAGACAAGTATCAATGCCAGCGCCTCTCGAGCTCCCAGGCAGGCCACCCACAGTATAGCCGGCGCGGCAGCTCTTTATGCTGGAAGCGGCACAGCGGTGAATGACCGCATCGTCGCCGTCCAAGAACGTATCAAAGTTGTAGTCGCCGGCGGTGGATCGGTCACAACCGGTACTTTTTATGTCACTCTCGTCTGATTGAGGTAGTTATGGCGCTTAAAATTTATACTCAACCCACAACTGAGCCGGTATCGTTAGCTGAGGCGAAACTGCATTGTAAGATCGACGACACGATCGACGATACGCTGATTGCCAACCTGATCACAACGGCCAGGGAGACGGTAGAGGGAATTTCGCGCCGGGCGCTGATCACCCAGACCTGGGATCTATTCTTAGATGAGTTTCCGGAAGGGGATGAAATAGAAATCCCCTTCCCACCGCTCCAATCCACCGGCTTGAGCGTGCAATATACCAATCAAGCTGGTGGTGCACCGGCAACGTTTGCCAGTACGAATTATGCTGTGGACATCTACAGCGAGCCGGGACGAATCAAGCTGGTATATGGAGCAGCCTGGCCAGGAATAACTTTATACACGCTGAACGGGGTAAAAGTGCGCTTCGTAGCGGGTTTTGGTGCGGCGGCGGCTGTTCCGCTGAAATATAAACAGGCGATCCTGCTGTTGGTGGGACACTGGTATGCCAATCGCGAGCAAGTGGCGGGTAACGTGAACCTGTCTGAGATCCCGTTCGGGGTCATGGCGTTGCTCTGGCTGGACCGCAATTTGAGGTTCTGATGAATGCAGGGATTTTAAATAAGCGGATCACCATCCAGACTAAAGTCCCTACTCGTGGAGCCAGTGGAGAGGAGGTGATCGTCTGGAGCGAGGTAGCCACGGTGTGGGCCTCGGCTGAGCCGCTGCGTGGCCAGGAATACTTGGAGGCTAATCGCTTGCAGGCTGATCTGGATATCCGCTTCCGCATCCGTTACCTGGATGGAATCAAGCCATCCATGCGGGTGAAATACGACGACAGATATTTCAATATCGTTAGCGTGATCCATTTCAAAGAGGCTAAGCAAGAAATCCAGTTG